TGAGTGACTACAATGGTGGTAGCGGTTGGCGCATGAAACGCCAGCGGCTATCGATGAGTCCTGGTGACTTCGCGCCAACGAGTGTTATAAATCCTGGCATTCGCCCCGCGAATCAAAAAGAGAATCAAGAATACCCTTTACGGATTGTCTACCGTTGGCAACCTTTGTATGCGTCTTGGGGTGTTGCGGCGTGTCAAGAAGGCTAACAAAATGATTTCCTCGAAGCTTCGGCTAATCTCAATAACTCGACACCATCATAGCTCTACAGCGAAGACTCTGCATTTTATCTCTGTGGTGGATATGGCTGCGAATGAGCGTGGGATGTTCGTTCGACCGATGCCGAAAGGCGAGCTTAACCTGGTTGTGGATAATGGAGCAGCTTCACAAGATTGGGAGTTAGGTAAAATCTACTATCTCTATGTCAGCGATAAACCGCCAAGAGTAGTGCCTAGAGTTTTAAAATCAGAATGAGTCACAACCAACTTCCTGTCCCCAAGCCTTCCATCCTTCGGTACGTTCACGAGCAAATAGTTCCAATCGCGGTACATCGCCCACCAATCGTACCAAAAGATCCCGTATCTCCTTTGGCTTTGAGGAATGAGGCTCCAAACGGGGAGCAGAAACAAATTGACTAATCCCTGCGTCGCGTCGCAACGGTTTCCCGCGCGTCGCAAATAAGCAGTCTTCAGTGTTGGCGCGTGTCCAGTGCCCCATCCCGAAATGCGAGTGACCATGTCTTGTGGTCTTATGCCAAGTAAATCCTTTCATTGTCTTCAATCGAAAGCCCCAAGCTTCTATCACTAGCAATGCCTCTAGCGGCATAGGCGCCACCCACCACATCGCTAGCAGGCAATCCGGTGCTGCTAACTGCGCAATTGGTAGCGCAGCAATTTCCCCCACAGTCATAGTTGAGTAGTGCGCAGCAGCGCCGCGGCGTCCAGCCCGATCTCGATAACTCCAAGGGGGATCGGCGTAGATTAGGTTGTACATAGGACGTTTACCAAATTGCTCCAATCCCTGGGGCAGGTTACGCTTGCCCGCGCTAGAGTAGTCACAGCAGAGATTGCCATGCTGTTTATCATTTGGACAACTCCTTTGTTGGCGTGGAGAAGAAGAAAGTGCCTTGGGAGGTAAATACCGATCCAGGCGCGGCCGCCTGCCTGATGGTGGGCGAGAAGCCAGTTGATTTGAGAGAGGGTGAGGGGGTGATTGCCTGCGGCGAATAGCGGTGTGCTTGGACGGCGAGGAACCTTTGGCGCTTTGAGTTCGATCCAACCTTCTATGCCGCGGATACAGTAGTTGACATCTGGCATCCCATCCTCCACCCCGTTCTCTACGCGCGAGATGCGAGCTGTAGGCGTAACGCTAAGAATGCCCTTGCGGAGCCAAACGTATGCGTTGCGTTCTTTATTCATGTTTCTAATATCTTCAATTTCTTGATCGTCAATCGGTTCCAGGCCGGGTCAAATTCCCCTCGCAGCAGGTACCATTCCCCTATTACTCCTTTCTCTGCGATTTCTCGTCCTAACCGCTCATAGTCCCAGCGATTCACTTGCGAGAACACGCGCCCTGTATCATCCTCCATCCACATTTGGAGCCATGTCGTGTCTCGCTCAATGCGCTTCCCGCCACGCTTAACCACTAGGTTATATTCATTCAGGTCGCGCGTGTCCTTGGACTTCATCTGCCCGATGATGAGGTATTCGCCTGGTTCCTTGAGGGTGGCGATACGAGCAATCGTATCTCCAGAGCGGACGCCGAGCAACGAGGGGTTATCATAGAACTTACCCCACAGCGCCTGCGCGGGGAAGATGTTGCCATAAAGGCGTTCAGCTTTGGCGATTAGCTCTTGTTGCTTTGGAGTCCAGGCACCGCGCCGCGCAATAAGTTCCTTTGCCTTTGCAGGGCCAATTCCCTTTAGCCCCAGGAACCCGCCAACTAGCTTACCATCTTTCACTGCCCAGTCCTCATCCGATAGCAGCGCATCGAAGGCAATATATCCAATCCCCTCTTCATGGAGCTCGCGAAGGATGAGGATTGTTTGCTCATCATCTTTCGCGTTTCGCAGCGTCGCCGCTGAAAACTCTAAGAGGTGATGTGCCTTGAGGTAAGCGCACCAGTAGGATATGATGGCGTAGCTGACGGCGTGGGATTTGTTGAATGCCCATGAGCCAAATGTACAAATGTTTTCCCAAATTGCGCGCGCGGTCTTTGGCTTAATGCCCTGGGCTTCCGCGCCTGCGAGGAACTTGTCCCAGTAGCGATGGAAGAATTCATCGCCCAGCGATTTGCTCATTGCTTTGCGCAATTCGGATACATCCTCCCACGATAGCCGTCCTACATCGCGACCAATAGACATAACCTGCTCCTGGTAGACGACGATGCCAAGAGTGTCTTCGGTAGCGGAGCGGGCGAGGGGGTGAATGTACTCGGTGGGTGCCTTCCCTACGCGGCGTTCGATAAATGCATTGGCGCCGCCGCAATGGAGGGGGCCTGGGCGGGCGAGGGCAGTAATGGCGGTGATGTCATTAAAGTTGCGGATGCCCATTTGCTTGGTCAATTGTTGGAGCGCAAAACCTTCAAACTGAAACACTCCTGCCCAGCGCTCATCATTTAGTACAGCGAATGCTCCTTTGTCATCGAGCGGCACTGATAGAATGTCCACCCCAGCGCCTTCGATGATGCTGAGGGTGCGTAGGCCGAGCGCATCTATCTTGAGAAGGTTGATGTGCTCGGCATCCTTTTTGTCTATTTGCGCTACTCCATCCTTCGTAACTGTACAGTAGTTGCGTACCGGGGAGTTACAGATGATGAGGCCAGCGGCGTGGATTCCGGAATGACGTGCGTGGTTCTCTAGGTCGAAGCAATACTTGAGCGCCGGGTACTTTGTTAGCAGTGCCTGTCCTGGGATGGTGGATTCGAGCGTGTCTTGGAGACAGGCATTCGCGCGCGCGTCGCCGGATGTGCGCTCGATGATAGCGTCCTTTACCTCTTTCATCTCCCAGGCAGGTATCTTGAGCCGTTTACCGATGTCGGTGAGGATGGATTTGGGCTGATAGCGGGAGACCGTACCGATGTGGGCGACATTTTCTGTGCCATACTTCTCGCGGAGATAGGTCAGGATCATATGCCGTTTCACATCAGGGAAATCGATATCAATGTCTGGTAGATCGGCGCGCGTTACATCGATAAACCGCTCAAACATGAGCCCATGTACAAGCGGGTCAATCTCCGTAATGTAAGCAAGGTAGCACACAAGACTTCCAGCAGAACTGCCACGCGCAGGGCCGACGAGCATATGCCGTTTCGCCCAACGGCACAGATCGGAGATCACCAGGAAGTAGTCCTCAAATTTTTTCTCCTGAATCATCGCTAACTCACGCATCAATCGCGTTTCATATTCCTCCGTCCAGCGTAACCCGCGACGCTTAATGCCTGCGCGGCATAAAGTCATTAGGGTCTCTTTACCCCTCCAACGCACATTCTCTGCCTTTGGCAATGTCGCATTACATTCCTCAGCAAGCCTATCCGTTTCCTTAAAAGCATCTCTCCCTAGCAGGGCCCGCATCTCGCTACGGTCTAAGAGGTGTTGTGGGGAGACTTGGCTATTGTTGGTGAGTAGGTTGAAAATTGCGCGGTCGAGCGCATGTGGGTAGCGGTTAGAGGAACAGAACACGGTGCGAAAGCCGGGCCACCGTTGTGGGAGGTGTTGTGAGGGGTTAATCTCTTGGTAGACGGAGCGCAATCCTTTAAGCAGCGTTGGATCGCGCACCGTACCGGATAGCACAGCTACATTCGCTGATAGCTCGCGGAGTTTGCTGATGTGGAGAGGGGAGATGGCAGCCTCAGAGGAAATGTTGTAGAGTTCGCGCAGCCCATCATTGGTCTTTGCCAGAAGGGCGATGCGCTGTGTGATGTTGGGAGCGGTTAATAAGGATAGCTCGATGCCGAAGATGGGTTTGATGTCGGCGTTGGTGCACTCCTTTGCCCAGGTTACGTGTCCAAAGGTGTTGTCGTCAGTGATAGCGGCGGCGCGGGCGCCGATGGCCTTAAGGCGTGCGGTGAGCTTTGATAGCTGCCCATAGGCTTTCAGAAAGCTAAATTCGGTACGGACGCGGAGTTGGTTCATCACCAATCCTTCCGTTTTTGTAGGATACGCACTAGTGCCATAACGTCGTCTAGTGCGCGGTGCGTTTGTTTGTATTCCTTGCCGAGCGTGAGTTTGTGGAGTTCAATGAGGCGCGGACGTTTACCGTTTTCCTGAAGGGCGAGTTCCGCGGTACAGAATTGTTCTGGAGGATAGGGAAAGGCAAACTCGCGTCCCAATCGTCGCAATTCACTTGTCAATATCATTAGGTCAAATGGCAAATTGTGCGCACACAATCGATGACATCCCAGGACAAACTCCGTGAACCGCGGCAATACTTCCGCAAAGCCAGGCGCCGTCGCTAGATCGGTATCGCGGAGTCCGGTGATCTTAGTGATCTCTGGGGAGAGGGGGAATGGTGGCTTGATGAGTTGTGAGAACTTATCAATGACCTTTCGCTTCTCGTCGAGCAACGCCGCGCCTATTTCGATGATGTGGGGCTGTTGCGAAACGTTAGCCACCTCTGGCAGCGTAAGCCCAGTGGTCTCGGTGTCGAATACCATTGTGTGTTTCATTCGAGTGCACAGCCCCAGGGGATTACGCAGCCATGGAAATAGCGATAATTCTCTGAGTGAGAGAAAAGGTATGAAATGAACTTAGCAAGCGCCTCTGGTGGCGCTTCTTCGCCAAGCGGCAATGCTGCCAATTGCCGCTCCTGCGCATATTCTTCGGTCCATCCTCTTATCTCTAGCACACGGCGGTCAACATACTTACTCATGCGCGTTCTAGATAATTTTCCTGGAGCGATGCCGAAGACGATGATTCCATGACGTGGGTATAGCTCGCGGGCTAACTGTAGTGTCATTATGTGCGCCGCGGCCTTGCTCGCATTGTAGGCGAGTGATGCTGTCATAGGGCGTCGGGCAGCGTCGCTGATGATGTTGAGGATGGTGCCATTGCTGCTTTGTTTCAACTTTGGTAGGCATGCTTGCGTCATCATCAAGATTCCCTTAGCATTAGTATCCATCACATAATCCCAGTCTAAGGAGACGGAAACATCCTCGCAATAGTCTAGTCGCGTCACCCCTGCGCAGTTAATCAGGACATCAAGCTGCTCATCATCAATTATAGGCTGCAAGACATCATACCCCCCATCAAGTAGGTCATACCTCACCACTTTATGTCTCCGAGATTCAAGGGTAAGTGCTATTGCCTGACCGAGACCGCTGGCACTCCCTGTAACGAGTATTCTCATGGCTGCGTTAACTCCTCAAGCATAGCAGAGTAGACACAAGCATCGCGTGCTGAATCACGATGCCCACCGCCAATAAGGTTAGGCGCATAGCGCGTCGCCTTAATCATCATACTGATGAGCGCAATGAGCCGGTTCCAGTCCTCCCCCTCCCGCACCATTAACCCTTCTGGAAACAGCTGCGTGAAGATGTAACCAATGCGCTTGTAGTTGTCCTTGTATAACTTGTTGCGTTCTTCGTAGGTGGCCGCGGCGTCGCGCAGGATATCTGGCACGGCAGTGGGGTGTTGTTTAGCTGTTGTGGTACTAATATCGTTAGGGGGCATGTGAGTGAGAAATGAAGGGCCTTCATTAGACATCCACACCACAATCGGCACTCCTGCCTCTAGGTACATGGTACATACTTCAAGCGTATCATCAAATGCCGCTACAACTTGATCCATGCTGAAATTCGGATAGTGGGAACGGAGCTGTTCAAGTTGCCATCGCTTAACGTCCCAGCATCTACGCTCATCATGATCATTACGCATCAGCAACCAGTGGTAGCCAATGTTGTTGCGTGCGAGCCAATTAACCGTTTGCACTCGGTATTGGGTAGGGCGAGATGTCATGATGATAAAATCACAATCACCCATTGCCACTATCGATTTCCCTTGTTCCGCTCTTATTGAGTTGATTTTTTCCCATTGCCCCCAACTCTTATTAGATAAATTGTAGTTAAGAATTTCATCCTCCGCCGACGCGATGTGGTAATTGTGATAACGTTCAAAGTTGTCTTTAAGATCGAGATTGATCAAGGGGCGTCGGTACTCATCATCCGCTAAACATCCATCCAAATCCATCAGAATATAGTGTCTCATCTTTCTCTCTCTCTCTCTCTTTACATTGCCTTGCCGTTAACGGCAACAGGGTTGGCCTCATGACGTTCTGCAGTCATGAAGGCATTAATCTTGGCGCGAACTTCGAGTAATTGTTCTTGTGGAATGGTGTGCTGATAGGCAGGGCATTCCTTAGCGCCGTAACGAGGAAAGGCACAATGCCCGTGTTCCGCGCAAAATACCTGGATGAATTCTGCGGCCCAAGGGTGAACCGCAACAACTTCAGCGCGCATCGCGCGGAACACATCCTGATACTCGCCCTGCGTTCGGGTGCACAACCGTAACTTTCCCATCTCGCTGAGCGCGCGGAGATTGTACTTGGCGACAATGCTGGTGAGGATTCCAGTGGGGAGTACGGCGCGAGCGTCTTGGCGCGGCATACCGCTGCGAACTAATTCCTGGTAACCTTCTAGTGATCTTTCCATTGCTTCTTGATATAGGCTTTCTTGTACTTCATTGGTATACCCACTCCAGGGCTCCATGTAGCCGTTACCGCTAGGGTCTACGACGCGCTGCGCCTCTTGCGCATAGGAACCGGTACGGGTGCGCACAAGCTGGTGGGTAAAGGCGCGGGAAACACCTTCAATCTGAAACACATAGTCTACAAATTCCCAAGATGAGCGGATTGTATCGCGCATATAGTCGAGGTGTTCTGCGCGTTGAGCATCAGTCCAATTCGCCGGGTCATTATCAAATCCCAACCGGGTATTCTTAGTACGTAGAAGAAGATTGAGCCCATCTGGGGTATAGGATAACAATGTCACTCTCATATCATGTACTCCTTTCTAGTATCGTAGGCTGACATGTTCACCATGCGGCGAATCTTTAACATGTCGTCATACACATCATCCAGCAGCAGATTTCGCCACACCGCGAAACGACCGAGTGAATAGATGTTGTACTGCTGAGTGAGTTGATATATGAGACGTTTGCGCCAGGCGTCTGGTACCGGTACAATTTTGCCGTATCGTTGTTCATGCGATGGCAACACCGTTTGAATCATAGAACGCCGTAACCCAAAAATCTCTACCAATTCCCCAACCTCATCTGTGAAGAATTCTTCTGTGGATTCTATGATGAGAAGGTTGCCGGTAATGCTGGCGCGATAGATAGAGGTATCGAGATCGGGGAAGTAGATGGTTTGGTAGACATTGACGTCTAAGAGTTGAACACGTTTAACGTGGATAGCAGCGTAATTGAAAGGATGGGTAGCGCCGTCCTCTAATTGCCGAGGGAGAGCGTCCAATAGGGAGGGGAGGGGAATTGTGCTAATAACGGGTTGTAGGCCATCCACATACCAGCGATGCCCCCATCGTATCCGCCCATCACACAGCGCCAACAACCGCTCATAGAAGTCGGTCGGCGCAATGTAGCGGTCGACGGTATCCGTATTCCAGATGCTGCGAGGGGAAACGAGGGCAGCAACCTTCGCGGCGTAGCGATTGGCGAGCTGGATGTTGGGAGGGGTGAATTGGCCGTTGGAGTAAATGGCCTTGTGAACTGTGACGGGTTGGAAATCGATACCGAGGGCGCGACCAATCTTATCGTCGCGGAAGCGGAGCAGCGCTTGGTGGGATTGGCGAGGGGATGGTTGTTCCTCGTAACATACCGAGGTGCGATTGAGTGCGGTGGCGATGAGACCGGAAAAGCCTGCGCCGATGACTTGCATGGTTGTGCTCCTTTAAAAGCTGGGACTTCCCTGTCCCAGAGATAGGGGGTAAGGAGTCGTTATTGTGCTGAAATGTATTTCATCGATAGCAACTTGTCGACGAATGGCTTAGGGTTAAAGCCCAGGACTTTTTCCAGCGCAGCGATGCTAATGCCGGAGCGACCCGCCTTTTCTATCGCAACCCAAACGGTACCACGCTTCGAGCCTTCCTGAAAGCGAGGGGTGTCCTTGGCGCAGTTCTGCACGTGTGTGAAGGTAGGCTTGCGTCCAACTGTCTTGGCTGGCTCTGCCTTGGCGGGCTTTACCTTGACTGGCTTGGGTTTGGTCTTGCCGTTGCCACCGTCGCCGTTAATGGCTTCCTGATAACGGCGCAGTGCTGTTTTCATATCAGTGAAACGTTTCACCGGAACAACACCATCTAAGGCATTGTACGCTTTAATTACGTCTGCCTGTGTCTTGAACTCACTCATATCGATTCTCCTGTGTTGAAAAAAGTAGGCGCCAAGATTCCGCGAGCGACGCGAAAGCGCAGGGCGCCTGGTTTAATAATTCATCTAAGTTACCAAAGCTAAGCGAATGCGCTTGCTCTAATAGCCAAGACATTTGTAACAGATTATCCAACTTTTGCAAACCCCTCCGTCAACTCCCATAGGTGACGGTTGAACTTGATGTCGGTAGTGACGGAGGTAATGCCGCGGCTGCGACGATACTGACGACGGCTACCTGGGGAGTAAATGGTGATGCTGCCTTTGCTGATGTTTTCCTGGACGCGCTGGAATGTATGCCACAGGTCATTCCCTTGATCTTCGCTACGCCGTAACCCTAACAGCTGCGCAGGGTTTGGCTGGTTAGCGTTAGGTTCCCATCGCAATTTCGCCGCAGCGGTTGCGTATTGCTTTTGCGCTTCCCGCGTTAGCATATGCCCCATCCAGGCCCGCACCGTTTGTACCAATCGTGGCATCTGCTCTAGGAGTTCCAATGATGCTCCTAGCGCTTCTTTCGCCACATTGCCGACGTGCCGCACGCTGATGCTTTCAATTGTTCCATCGCTCACTGTCATTCCATTCGAGCAAGTCAGTCGAAACAACCCAGCGTAAAGGTGATACGCGCTGGTGCCGTTGTGGGAGTTGCTAACGATAATTTCAGGGATGATATCGCCGACTTCGCGGAGCTGTGATTCTTTTTCGCGGAAGCGAATCACATGGTAAGTGAAGTCACGTTTATCAGGGTGACGCACTCGCGTCTGCCCCGCGGCGATTGGTATTAACCCACCGCCAATCAGCTCATCAATCACAGCGACAGTCGGAATAAACCCGTATTTGTCGCTACGGTCTGGCGACTGAGTAAGAGCGAATGCGGATGGAACGGCGCGTTGAATGGACTCACGCGTTAAGCCATTGGTACTTCTAATCATCGATGCTCTCATGACTTTCTTCCTTTCTGAATGTAGGATAACGAATAAAGTGGATAAAGGGAAGTCAGTTATCCACAGCCCAAAGAAAAGACAACCATCGCTCCGCGCATGGCGGTCTGTTAGCGACTAGGCGCACTGAGCGTTGCGACGGTTTGTCGGTAAACGTGGCTTCAATCGTCGCTGCGTCCACAGCACTAAAAGGCCAAGCCCCATCATACCGCAACATGTCAACTGGGAATCGGCCAACGCCAACTACAGTGTACACGATCATAAAATGGTCCTCCATAGTGGACTAAACGATATACTGGCTTTACCTCCAATGGCGACAATCGGCAAATCATACCATTCAATAATCGCTCCATTTGGTAATTTCCGTGCCCAACGTCCAGGGTGTATAATTGCTCCATCCTCATCTATCACCGCTCCCCCCACATAGAACAAGCGGGTGGGGATGCGGTGCCCGGAGGGGGAAAGGAGTTGAACGGTGTAGTACTGCCCAGAGTTTAAAGCGGCAGCGCGTCTACCGTTATACGTTTTAATCACCAACAACACTTCCGTAAAATCAGAAGTATAGAAGGTGTGATGTTCGACGCCTTCGTGATTGCGGATAATCTCGATGTATGGAGGTGGTTTGGGGCTGACATCTTCTGGGTTATACATGATGTGCCTCCATTGACCGATCAAACTCTGTTTTCCCAGTGGGGTGTATCAGAGTTCGGATCAGCTTCTTTCCTTGCCAATCTTTCTCCACCAAGATGTCTCCATTTTGGCGTTCTTCAATGAACTGATAGTTGAGTTGAAGAAACATGGTAAGCACATCTCGTTGCTTACCGTGGAAGTCATTTAGCTTCATTACAATTCTCCTCTATGTTGCTTACCTGAGCAAAAGCGCCCATCATGAGGCGGACTCTTGGAATCCGCCTGAGTTGGGCGCTCAATTAAGACGACGTAAGATGACTGAAAGAATCGCGGCAAGCACAACGCTCACCGCACACCACGCCAACAGCAACTCAACTATCCAATCCATTTGGCACCTCCATTAGCACCTGTAGCGCCTGTAGTGACCGTAGCGCTTTGTAAATGACTATAGCCACAATATCCAAATCCTCCCGCGCGTCTGACGGTAGTGAATAGCAGCGCAGACGATGCAACGCCATCTCCAATGCCAGCAGGTCGTAATCTGTCATCGGGTCATTCAACGTCTCTAGTTCTATCATGTTTCATTCTCCTTGCGGCGGTGTGTATGTGGTCATGGCATCTCTGGGTAATTCGTGTCGTCGCGAGTCTGCTTAGGGCAACGATGGAGATATGGACTGTTAGCTCGCTTCTCTACTTCTACTGTGTCACCTATCCGGAGGTCTAGGTGGCGACCCATTAAGTACCAAAATTCTCTTTGAGCCGCACTTAGGCGGGCCCGGACCGTTACCAGTCCATCATCATAAGTTTTTACTACAATGGCTTTCATTAGCTTTCTCCTAATGGTAGTGAGCGGTGAAGATTGACGGTGCGTCCGAAGGCAGTGCCATTTTCGTGAGCGGTGATGCTGCGACCGAGCTGCATGCGGCTATTGGCGGCGGGCTTGGTTTGGTAGCGTTGCGCGATGTATTTTTCTGCCTCTGCCTGGCGTTGCGCGTATACGTCGGCCAGCACTAAGTCACGCCCAGTCGAAGTGGGGTGGCGTTGTTGCTCTGTCTCGCGTAATAACTGCCGTACTCGATCACAAATTGTTACCGATGCCCCGTTGCAAAAGCTGCGGACATAGCGGTTAAAGCCTATGTCGGATTGCCGCCGGGCTTGTGTGCGCGCCTCTGCCTCTATTGCCTTTATGACATAGGCGAAAATTTCGCGAGATGTCGCAACATTGGACTCGCGCCCAATAAAGATAAAACGTTGGCGATGAGAGCGGCTAACGATACGGAGGGTGTTACAAAAGTACAGCTTGCCGACTGCTACTGACAAAGTCTTGATATAGCTGTGCGGCACGTATAGGTCGCCGTCCTCGATGACTTCCTCCGCGGCCTGTCCACTGAATTCAATCTCTTCCATTGACAGGTTATGCTTTGCTAGCAACTTCTGCGCCATCTTCATGGCAGTATCCCGCTCATGTTCATTCGGGTTGTTGCCTGCGAGTGCCAATATCTTACGGATGCGGTCAATGATTTTATCTTCAATCATCTTTGCCTCCTTCGTTGTCTATGCATGCTAGGATGATATCTATAGAAGAGTCAAGTTTCGCATCGTGAAGGGCTTCGATGACTCGGTAATGCGTACAGAGATCACGAAAAAGATTTCTTTTGTCTCTTTTAGTCATGGAGTCCAAGGAATTGCTTGTTATAAAGCAACGGCCAATTGAATCATATCTCATCTTTTCAGTCTTGGTCATGGTCATGGGGAGTCTCCTTTAAACGGTTTCGCCGGAGTCTCACCGGCTCATCAGTACTTTCAGAAAAGTAGACCGTTCGCGCGGTGTCAATGACACACCTTTCCCGCTTCCGGGCTGTCTCAGACGGGTAACACATTGACCCGCTTCCCAACCTTCCCTTTGCGTCCGAACGCGCGAGGTGAGTTGTTTCGGTAAGGATATGTCTGGTTTTGTACTTCCTCTCTAACTTTCTGATATATATTATCGGCCAACTCACCTCAAAAGTAAAGGATTTTATTATGCGGTAAATCAATAACTTAGTGTCTTCATTCGATATTTCATTAATTCCCACAATAACTCCGTATAATAATCCGTGTGTATAGAAAGTAAGAGCTTCGTGAGTCAGTACAAGACCAAGCCTTATCCGCATCAAGCAAAGGCCCTACGCCTCAGCGCGCATCGCGAAGCCTATGCTCTGTTCTTCGAGCAGGGCACAGGGAAATCGAAAGTTGCCATCGATACCGCTGCGATGGCTTATGCGGATGGGAGAATAAATGCTGTGGCGATTGTTGCGCCGGAGGGGGTACACATTGCGTGGGTCCTGGAGCAATTCCCTGCGCACTGTCCGGAGTGGACGGAGTGGGAGGGGGAGTGGTGGGGCGCGTCGATGTCGA